CAGTCGCTCTGCCCAAAACTATAATCTCTACCTAATAAAGGATTTCTTAACTTTTTAGGGGTATATTCGTATTTTTCAAAACTTGGTAAAGAATATATAATAAAAGGTATACCCAAAAGAACACTAGTTTTTTTGTCGTAATCACTCGGCTCACAGCTAGAATCTGGATGGCTATGTACTATTGCATATATATCACCAGAAAGGCTGGCTTTTATGTAGTCTTCTGCGGAAATTATAAAGTCTTCCTTTTTGTTTTCTGCTACATTTTCACAGGGAACCCAATAAATTTTACCCTTTTTATTAACTAAGAGGCCGCAGCCCTCTTCTGGATAAATTTCTGACAAGTATTCTAATATCTCTTTATCTTTGTTGTGCACCCGGAAATCCGCCAAATCTAAGATGGTTGTTATTTTGATCTACATTTGCGCCGCCTACAGGAGCATTTCCAGTTTTTGCTCTGTAACGCAATGCGCATGAATTTACTCTTTTTCCGCATTTGTCCCCTGCAGTCCAAAAAGCCCCTTCCTGAAAACTTTCAGCCCCATAAACATGAGTCTTTTTAACTCTCCATAAAGTACCTGAATCTAAAATATTAGTATTATGCCTGGATTCTTTATAGGTGTATACGGTACCGGAGAAAGAAGTCTCATAGACTCTCACTCTTCTCCAGTTAAAATTATCAGAGTCGGAAGGTGAAGATACTGGACTAGATTGGCTTTGCAAGGCTTGCCAGTAATCATTTGCAGAAATACTAGTAATGGTGCCATCTGCATTGACCCTATTTAGAGTTGTACTAGTGCTATAGTAAGAATTTTGTGTTACCGAAGAACCTACAGGATTAAATGTAGTACTAGCTGGAATTATATACTCATCAAACTCGTTTAAATAAACGGTTCCCCCTCCCTGACTAAGGTTTTGCCAAGTGCATCCTCCTCTTTTTTGAGCAAATCCTTTATACTGCCAAGTACATGCACCACCAACTACAGTTCTTCTAGGAAGTTGTATTCCTGCTAAATCGAAAGGAGCTGCCAACTCAAAAGTTGCAGAAATAATATTTTTGCTTTTAAGCCTATCTATTACATAAACCATCCTAGGGAACTCTACAGGAGCGTTTCCTGCTCCTGAATCGTTAGACTCTCCAACCAAGTATTTTTTTAAAGTACATCTTCGAGTCAATCTCTTACCTATTAAATCCTGATAGTCTAATCCGCCTATTTCATCAGAAAAAACACTTTCTATATTGGCTACAGTCATTTCTGGTCTTGAATAACCGCCGTCCGAATTTATGTCAAATCCTTCCGCTTCAATAGGTATCGCTACATAAGTTAGCACAGTTCCTGAAGAATCTCTAAACTGAATTTCGGTTAGGTCATCATCTAGCCCTTTAAAAAAATGAGCGAAAGATCCTTCGGCATACTCTAAATCATATAGTATAATTAACTCTGAGCCAGGGTCTTGTTTTTGTACGGTTTTTATAATATCTGTCATGCTTCATATACTCGTCGAAAAGTTGCAGAACATGAATTAATTTCATTATTTACATAAATTTGGTTATAGTCTTCACACACGACTTTAATTGTGGTCTCTCCGCCTCCTCCGTCAGGGTCTGGAAAAGTAAAGTCAAAAGCAGTAACGCCTGCTTGAGCATCAAAAAAATCTACAATGTCGTCAATTTCCTGTTTTGAGCGATTATTGAAGGAGATTGCAAAATTTTGGGTTAAGTTATTAATCCCGTCTTGAAGACGTTGTTCATAACCATCTCCAAAAGAAACTTTTAGAACTCGAGGTTTAGTAGATTTTCTTAGATTTTTATCTGGATTTGCAAACCCCGTTACTCCTCCGACATTAACTCCAAGTGCCATTATGCTGCTCCATACGGACTAAGTATTCCGCCCGGCCTTTTCTGTCTTTGTAACTCTTCTTGCACTGCGCCAGCGATTAATTTGCCTAAGTTTGCTCCCTGCTGTCCATCGCTTTGGCTATCAGTTTGTGAATTTCCTTGACTGTCCATAGAAACGTTTACAGTTACATTATTATTTTGACCCGCACCGTTCATTGAAACTGGAATTGCTTTTCCATCCGGAAGAGGTACAACGGCTTCGTTCATCTTACCTTCGCCAACAAGCCCTAGTGTTGGACGATTAACAATTCCTCCGTTCGCATATCCAGTAACTCCTCCAGGCATGATACCTCCAGAAGCTGCCCCAAAAATACTTTTTATAGTACTTCCAAAACCACCGTCCCCACTTAATATAGCTCCAATAAGCATAGGAATAGAGCTACTAAATAGGTCAGCTCCTTTCTTTAAAGTAAAAGAAGATTCTTTGTTTGTAAGAGCAGTATTCTCATTTTTGTCCGCAGTTAAAGTTTCTGTTGTAGCTACTTCTTCAAAACGCTTATAAACAGTTTCACCTACAGGTTGGGGTACTTTTACTCCCAAACCTTTATTTAAACCCATTTCCGAATAAAGAGCTTCTAAATTATCCTTATCAAAATCTCCTCTACCAAGAATAGTATCCCAGTTTTTGTTTGGAGTATCAGAAACTAGACTTGTATCTGGCCCTCCTGGAAAATTAGTTACAAAAACTCGAATTCCGTCCCGTTTCTCCTTATCTACTAGATGCTTAAGAGCTACTTCCGTACCCTCAAGACTGGTATTTATTTTTGCGGTAATCGCTGTACTTAATCCATCACCACTCACTACTCCCTGTCTGTTAAGCTGTAATTGGGCTTCCTGGCTCCTTAAAGTTTCACTACCATAAGTACTTCCTATAGGATTTTTCTTGAAATTTTCGAAACTTGCACTCTCTGATTTAAAAGCTTCTTCAATCTCTCTTCTTATTGCTTCTCCTCCAGATTCAAGAGTTTCAAAAAGTTCTCTATTTCTCTTTTGTTCTTCTGTCTCTTTCTTCCCGAATAGGCCGCCTATAATGTCTTGAGTAAGTTGACTAGATAATTCTTTTGCTGCAGCTTCGAGAGAAGTTTTAACGGTTTTTAAAACTGCATCTTTAAAAGACGTTTCGTCCCCAGTAATTAAATCATATATATTAGTATTTAATCCGTTTTCAATCCCTTGTTTAAGAGCCATACCAAGTTTATATGCTCTATCTTGTTGAGTCTCTAATAAAGCGATTTGAGCTTCTAATAAATTAATGTTTTGCTTCTGTATAGCTAACTGAAGCATTTCTTGTTCTGTAAGTTTTTCGCCCTCAACAATTTTTGATCTAATAGAATTAATTAATATATTTTCTTGTGTTAATTTTTCTGCAAGTAGGTCGTTTAATTCTTTTTCAGCTTTTAGTTGAGTTAGCTGCAAGCTAGTAGCCCCTTTAGAAAGATTTAAAAAGGCTATTTCTCTACCTGTTTTTGCAAGGGAAATCTGTTGTTCTATACGAAGCTGCTCTCTTAGTATATCTAGTTGACGTAAATTTGTTTTTAAAATTTTTAAATCTTCTGAGCTCATATTTTGAAGAACTTCTAAACCTTCCTGAGTAAGTTCTACAGAAGAGCTTCTTTGTTTGTTTGCTTTAAAAAATAATTTTTCCGTTAAGCTGAATTCATCGGATAAATCTTGTAAAGGACTTGTTGGCAGCAAATTTTTAAAAGCATCCTGTATCTTGGGACCTATAGATTCTGCTGCTTGAATATAGCCCTGCACATTAGTTATTAAATTTTTTAATTCTTTGTTGGCCTTTTTATACTCTTCTATTTGTTCGGCTGTAATAATATTTCCAGTCATTAGAGCGTTATTAAGTTTACCTACAGCAGCTCTATACGTATTTACACTCTTTCCGCTTAATTGTAAGCTATTAATAGCTTCGTATCTTTGATTAATATACTCCGCTAGAACTGTTTGAGCGTCTCCTACAACATTGTTTAGTACTCTAAACTCTTTTTCGTCTTCTTTTGAAGAAAATACATAACTGAATCCGTCGCCTATTGCATTTTTTAGTTTTCTCGAATTGCCTTGTAGGTTTAAAATATAATTGTTTGTTTCTGCTAATCTTTTGTTATAATTATCGAGAAGAGCTAACTCATCGTCTAATTCTTGGGTTCTTATTAGATTCCCAAAAGCAGTAACACGAGCCAAACTAACTTCATATGTTTTATTAGCATTTTCACCTAGAATTCTTTGTGTCTCTGCGAATTTTTTAAATTCTTCGTTTGTTTTTGCAAAATTCTCTCTTAGTTTTAAAAGTTTTTCACTTATACGTTCCATTCCTAACAAAGATTTTATTGCATCTTTAAATGCAGCAGGCAAAAGATCAACAGCTATTAAAAGTAAACCGCCTACACTGGCTATTCTAGTTATTGTTTTTACAAAAAAGTTTGCAAATTTTTGTACAGCGGCAGTTACTGTTTGTAAACTTCTTACAGCCATCTGCTGAAATTTTACCCAATGTAATTTCCAAGCAGAAGTAGTTCTAGCAATGCTCTCTTTAGTTTTGCCCTCTAAAACCGCTACTGCTACTCTCATATCTTTGAAGTTATCAATAAAAGCTTGTCTAGTTTCGTTAGACATATTAGAATATTCATAAAGACCTTTAGTAGCATTTTTAATGTTTAGATCAATTGTAGATAGAGAAAGTCTACCGTCTTTTGCTAATTTTTTAAAACCATAAGCGCTTATTCCCGTTTGATCCCCGAGTTTTAAAATATTACTAGTAGCTTGATCAGCTAAAGCGTTAGCGGCACCAAGATCATTTTTTAATTCTCCTAGCTGCGTAAGATCTATATTTAAAGAAGTATTAGCTTTATCTAGTTTCTTAGAAAAATTGTCTAGGCCGGTATTCATTTTATTAAAAAATTCATCTGTTTGGGGAACGATCATCCTAAAAAACTTACTTAATAAGGGTGCTGCTAGTAGTAATGTTGCAAAAGGATTGAAGGCGGCGAGTTCGGCTAGGGGTTTTAGTATAAAATTTGCCCCTTTCTTAATACCAT